CGGCCGGATTTGGTCCTACTGCTAATAAAACAGAATTTACTGGACAATATAATGATTCATATTCAATATTATCCTTACCAGTATTACCTCTACAATCAAAAATAACAGGAGCATCTATTGTATTAATATCAACACTTCCTTCTTTGACAGTAAACAATCCAGAATTTAATATGTATTTCTGTAAATATTTTGGATCGCTTTGTATTGCAATTAGATTATAAGGAAAGGGATTGTAAATCTTCTTCTTATTAAAATTTTCATATAAGAGACCTAATTTTGGTGTAGCTTTTATTTCATTATGATACCAATCAGTACCACATGCATCCCATAATAATTGAGTTACGTCTAATGTTGTAGCTTGACCCACTGGAAATGTTTCAATTTCTGGGTCATGTATTAATTCTATTTCAATATTTGGATTGTTTCGAGTATAATATCCATATTGTAATGCTGTCCATACACCAGCATTTCCACTACCTAAAATTACAATTTTCATTTCATATCCTGGCGGAGTGGACGAGATTCGAACTCGCGACCCCCGGCGTGACAAGCCGATATTCTAACCATGCTGAACTACCACTCCTCATTCCTCTTCTTCTTCTTCTATTGGATTATCATAATAATCATGTGTTCCAGCTCTATAGCGAGCTTTCTTTTCTGATACCATAACAGTACTTTCCCAGGCAAACCAGCCCGCGACAACCGTTACGAATATGATAAACAATGTATTAAAAAATTCCATTATATTTCTCCTTTTGGTGGAGCGAGAGGGAATCGAACCCACGACCTTCTGGATGCAAACCAGACGCTCTCCCTACTGAGCTACCGCCCCTATATATTTTTCCTAAAAACAAATTCAATTGCTCTTTCCGCCTCTCTATTAATTGGTCTTTTCTCATACCAATTGCCGGTATCAGCATCGAGATCTCTTATTAAAAATTCTATTTCTTTTGAAGTAATAGGATAACCTTTGCTAATTGCATTACCTGCAATCGATACCATTAATTGATACATTGCATAGTACCATCCTTCAGTCAATCCTTTATATTCTTGTACTCTTTTTTGATTAACAAATGGGCAATCTTTATATCCAGTCCAAGCTATATTTGTATTATTTAATTGGGATTTTCTATGATCCATTAATCCTTGTTTGATGGCAGCCGGAAGACGATCGTAAAAGCTCTCAGCTGGTACTGCGTATTTGTGTCGTACCATGAGGTCATCTGGGTCCATAATCTCTCCATGATGGGAGAAGATGAAGTTAAAACTGTTTCTGTACTCAGATGGTACGTAATACATTCTGGATAGGTCTTTTGTTTGGGCATCTGCGATACCTCCTATTTCTTTATTTAAAGCATACCAAAAGTGCTTTATGTTATCTTTTTCTACCCATTTGGTTAATGGGAATACTAATCTAAACTTTGGATGTTCTATACTAGAGCTTGCTGTTGAATAACATACATATCGATATTGCATATATTTCTCTTCAATTTCTTTCATATCTCCAGAGAAGTTATCAACATCAATAATACCAAATCCACCCCAAGCAGTAACATTATCGTTTGCTCGTCTTGAATCTGTATATACTGCAGGACTAATTAAAGGAGCAGCTGATTTTGTTTGATATTTATTTGAGTTTGCTAATCGATAGAGAACAGATTCGAATTCATCAAACGATTCGTAGTCCATTCTTTTTACAGTTGAGCTATCGTAAATATTATCAAATATTGTCAGTGAGATTTCCATGATTTCCATTATGTGAAGGATTTTCCCATCCTTCGGGTTTCATTAAGTCTGGTAATCCTAAAGGATTAGGTCTTTCAGGTTTAGTACCAACCTCTTTTGCCATATTAGCTTTATGTACTTCGTTCCAGGCTTTTTCAACATCTACTCCAAACGCGAGTAATGTACCTATTGCAATAACACATATATCAATATGACCATCAATTAATTCTTCCGGGTCTGCGCACGCGAACGCGTGATTTGATTCTAGCCATTCTTCTTTTAAGAAGTCCATTCTAAATCTTAGGAATTCAAAGAGTTTATCTCTATTAGCAGGATCTTGCATCCAATCTTGAATGCCAAACTTCTCCTGCATATCAGTTATATCTTGTACCCAATTTGAGCTCATGAATGTATTACTCCTTTTGGTGGCATTGTAATACCGCTTCTTGCTGATTTAAATTGATCTATTAAGCTATCAATTGGATCAACCATAAACATAATATCTTTACTTCTAATAGTTAATCCATCCTTTGCTTTAGTATAAGGTATAAATGGCATAAATCCAATTTTACCTTCTCCTGCAGGTATCATTATAATAGCATCTTTAATTTCGACTTGGTTTCCATCAGAGGTATCAACCTCAGCTATTATTTCTTCTCCTGAAGTTAATCTTAATAATTTTATATTTTCACTCATATTTTTTCCTCACAGTGGGTATATTATACCATAGTTTTGTTCATTTGTAAACCTTTTTTTATCCAAAGAAATCCTCCAATGTACTTATCTCTATAGAACTCCATCCTATTGCAGTAAGAATTGGATCAACTGCATCAAGGAAAGACTTTTTGAATTGTAGTTCATAATCTATGTACCGATGCAATCCAAACTCTTTTGGAAGGTAATCTGGAAATGCTATTACATTTTCTTTTATTGGATTAGGGGTTCGGAGATATAAGAATTTAACTTTATCTCCATTTCTGAGATTAGGATATTGAGTTAATCCTAAATCTTTTCTTTTCATATTATAGAGAAGAGATCCACGAACATGTATCGGAGTACCTTTTCTATATATTGTTTGATTGTCAGAGAATCCAGTTATATTGTTAGCTCCTCTAGGGAAAGCAATCTCATCTGGTCGAAGAGTAAAGAAGTGAGTTTTGAATTGATCAATCGCTTCTTGTACTTCTTTCTCGCTTTTAGATATAATAACTTTGAATATATTTTTTAAAGCATCTCTGCATGCTTCTGGAGTAGAGCTCTTATTAGCTTCAACTCCTACTGTTTTGATCTTAGGAGTTTTAAGTCTAACCCCCTCATTGTCTAATACATTTAGAATATATCTCTTTTTGGCCAGATATATTCCTCTATCAGCAATAACCTCTCGGCTCATATGCATTTTATTTTCTATTCCACCATATCTTTGGAATAAGTTTTCATAGCAATCTACGAATACACTTTCTAATTCTTTACAAGCTTTATCTAGGAAGTCCACAGGCTTATCCGTATTTACACGTTCAACCAAGGGCCCCAGACCAATATATAAGGAATCTGTATCGATTGCTAAGACGTAGTCTGAGGAGCTCTGAAGGACCTTGTTTAAGTACCTATTAATAGATTGTTCACCCCATCTAATAACCATTTGTCCTGTTAAGGTGATTGCTTCAGCGATTCGTTGATCAAAATATCTAAAGTATCTATTACCAAGAGCACCATATAAACTATTAAGTAGAATTTTAAGAGCCATTTGTCTATTCTCTGCAACAGATATATCTCTTTCAATTCTATAAATTTCTTGTTTATCTTCTGGATCTACTTTTTGTAAAGCTTGTTGGGCTTTGATTTGTTCTTTTTTAACTCCTACTCTTTCATTGAATATCTCTTCAACAATCTTAGGAAGTACTCCTTGTTTTTCAGTATGGAAGTATTGTCCATTTGCACATAATCCATATTTATCTTTATATACTTGTTGCTTACCTTCTAGCATAGAATCTACATTTACATCTACTGTTTCACCATTTGCAATTGTTTCAGGAGACATATTATATTGCATAATCAAAGAAGGATATAGACTACTTAAGTCAAATGATACCACATGATCGTGCATACCTACCTGGGGTTCTTTTACATAACCTCCAGCATAATTTGTTTTAATTGAATCTGTTGGGAATGGAACTATTATATTATCTTGAATAAGATCTCTATAAATGATTGTATCCCAGATTGCTGTAGTTCCAAACACATCTGGATAGTTAACTCCACCTCGATAAGCTATAGTAAGAGCAAGAGTAATCAATCCCATTTTATCTTCAAGACGATCTACTAATTCAACATCTCGAATATTATAATCAATAAACTTTTGGTGATCATCTTCATAGAGTTTGTTAAGTGAACCATGTTCTTCATAAGATAATTTCTTCTCACCTAATACTACATAAGCAATATGATTAAGTGCATATGATTCTTGCTGAGTATATGCATATCCAAACTTCTTAAATATCTCCATATAATCCATATGAGATATACCTTGGAAATCATAGGTTTGATCTCTATTCATAGACTTATAAGCTATTCGAACAGTTTTCTCTTCTACTGTACCCCAAGGTGATAATTTTTTAATGTTTTGTTCGCCTAGGTCTGGGCCGAATACTCGAGTAATTCGATTAACCAAATAGGGTATATCGAAGAACTTACTATTCCATCCAGTGATAACATCGGGCGTGTGCGAGGGCGTAGCCCAGTGATTAATAAAATCAACTAATAATTCTTTTTCATCAGCACATTTCTTATAGATTACTCGATTAGTTTTCATAAGAGATTTAGATACATCATAATCTCCTAATCCCCAAACATAGTATGTGTGATCAATATTATTCTTTAGACAAATAGCTGTGACAGGTTTTAGAGCTTCTTTTGGCTCAGGAAATCCCCCGTCAGATTGTACCTCAATATCAATTGTGGTTACATTAATTCTGGATCGATCAAATTCTATATGCCCAGGAAATAGATCATTAATTAGACATGCTTGATATCTGGTATTACCAAAGATAAGGCGACCAGCTACTTGATTGTTCTGTGTGATCCATTCTTTGGCATCTCTCATAGATTCGAATTTGACTGGCGCAACAGGTGTTCCGTCCAGGGAACGCCATTTGGTTGCTTTGGATGTTCCTACAAAAAGTGTAGGTTTGTATTTGATTTTCTTTTGGACTCGTTTACCATTTTCTATACCTCTGTAAAGAAGCATATTTCCATAACGAGCAACATTAGTGTAAAAATTCATATAGTGTCTATTATACCACAGTTTCAGTCAATTGTAAACCATTATTTAAAAGGTAGGGGGAAAATAAATCCCCCTATCTTAATTCAAGATCAGTTTATTTTGATCTTTTGAGGACGCTTCTCTTCTGGAATGTCTACTCGTAGATTAACTACAAGAATACCATTCACTAGATCAGCATCATCTACAACAACATACTCAGCGAGCCTAAAGCTCTTTGAGAATTTGCGAGATGATATACCTTTGTGTGCGTATTCGCGTTCATCGTCAGCCTTAGAACCAGAGACAGTTAATGTTCCGTCTTTAAGTTCTACCTCAACATCGTCTTTACTGAATCCGGCAACAGCCATTTCAATCATGAAATTTTCGTCGTCGATTCGGACAATGTTATGAGGTGGATAGTTATCCTGACCTGGAGTACCTGAATGTAGTCTTTCTAACTCGTTGAATAACGGTTCGAATCCTACAAATAGTGAACGTGGATACGTTAAACTAAGATTTCTAGTCATCATCTTTTCCTCCTACTATTAGCAAGGTTAATGAGGCCCACACCATGTGGCACCTCTCGTATAGTATTTATACGGGCTTTGGCCCTTCTTTTGAAGGACTATTGCCAATATTATACTTTGGACATAACTCCCACATATGCTTATCTTTAAAAGGTATTACCTTAATTTGCCTTAGTGGTGCTATATCCTTTGCTGCTTCAGGGTTAATTAATGTAACTAATCCCCAATCAGCCAACAGAGTCGAAATTGTATTACGTCTCTGAAGATCATTTTCTACTAGGTTCGAGGGTTTCCCGTCTAATAGAAATAATTCTTTAAAATGTACGATGAAATATCTTCCTTGTTTATGTAAGATATGACACGATTGAAATAGTTTGTTATCCTTTCTGGATGCTACACCGATACGTGTTAATGTTTCTCTTACTTTAAGAAAGTCATCTGGTTCGCTTAATGTAATCTCTAACATATCGTTTGGAGACCAATCATTAATTTGTTTTTGTTCTTCCACCTTTATAAATCCTTTTTCTCAAATCTTCAATTTGCCTATTATTTAATAATGATAAAACAGATTTAGCTTTTTCATCGCTATATCCATAATATTCCTTAATGATACCGATACTTTGTATCTCAGTCGGTTTGAACCACTTTGAGAATCGATTTCGTTTCTTAATTATATTTATGAAAAAATCAAATTGAAGACGCGCTGGTAGGTGGGAATGTTGATTCATTTCATTAGCATATAATACTGTATCTGGAAAATAAGAAAGAGCTCTATTAACTATAAAGGGTTGATATTCATCTTCAGCTATATCATCTACCATTATATCTTTCTTGGTAGTATTAATTGCCTTTACATAATCAAATGGGTTCATTAATTTGTTCTCAAATATCCGTATCTAATAAGTTTTTCTTGTTCTTCTATAGCATCAGTTAAAGAAACAGTCTTTTCCATAGACCAATTTCTTCCAACGGTTTGCCAAGAGTTTCCTAGGAATGATTCTCTTATCTTTATTTTATTCTCATCATGATCAGAGACCGTAAAGATAACAGCATGACCTTCATTTTCGAAAGATCCTGTTAATGCTATTCCTGTTATTTTTCCTTTCATTGATTTCATAAATTTATCCTCAATACTCCTGCGCAGCTTACAAAAGATAATATCACACTTAGTATGAATATTATTTTAACTGCTTTATTTGTTGTGTTTTCTGACATATGCTTTAGCCTCTACTTCTTTATTAAAAATTCTTTCATATACGATTTCACTATCATTCATAGCTACCACTCTATATCTTATATCATTTTCGCGATAATATACTGGGTGATATGTATATCTCATTTGAATTTCACCTGTGACATTATTTCTGTTAAACAGGCAACCAAATTTAATTCATGATCTGCAACAAATGCATTCTTGTATTGATAATCTCCTAGGATTAATACCAATTGTGGGATAGATTGTGATTCAACATAATCTGTCATATTATCATATATTTTTCTAAATAGAGCTGCTGGTTCTGAATCCATATTATCTGCAACCCATTGTCTCATACTTCTAAAATCTTTTCCTTTTAATAATCTCATTAGATCAGCAATTGCTATCTCGCTTAATTGGACTAGTATACCACTATCTATCGATCCATTAGTACTATACCTTTGTAATTCATTTAATACCCTACGCCAATCTGGCATATGTTTCATTAGCAATTCAGCTAAGACATTCTTTTCGTATTTTATATTTTCCTCTTCTAGAATGAATTCACATCTTTCCATGAATTCAACCAATAGCGGAGGCATATCCTTTTTCGCTATATTAAATTCTATAACTGAACACCTAGAATGTAAGGGTTCTATAATTCGGTTTTTGAAATTGCAGGTTAGAATAAACCTACAGTTAGCACTAAACTCTTCTATAAAAGCTCTTAATGCTGGTTGTGTGGATTGGGGATTTAAGTAATCTGCTTCATCTAGAATAACTACTTTATATCCACCTTGGAGAGAAATAGTACTAGCAAATCTTTTAATCTTGGTTCGAAGTGTATCGATACCAGATTCTTCTGATCCATTGACTATAAGAAAGTCTAGACCAAGCTCATTGCATAAAGCTTTTGCTACTGTTGTTTTACCAGTACCGGGCGTCCCGGTGAGAAGCATATTGTGAAGTTCACCTCCGTTAACAATATCTTCAAAAGTTGATTTTAGTTCTGGTGGTAAAATACAATCATCAATTCGCGGTGGTCTATACTTTTCAACCCATAAAAATTCATTTTTGTTCATAATATAATCTGTAATAAAGTTGGGTGGGGAGCTACCCCACCTTTAAGCTTTAGGAATCGTCGGACTCGTCTGAGCCGTTTCCAACAGTTTCTGCTTCTTCATTCACTTCTGGTACTGCGCCTTCTGGGGCAGGTTCATCAGCAGGTCGGTTAGCATTTATAAATTTAACCAATCTAGTTCTAAGAGCTCCAACTGTTTCCAGTTCTACTCCTTCGAACGCACCACGTCTAGAACAGATGTCAACCACCTGTACACTAGTTGCGATGTCTTGAAGCGAAAGCTGAGGTGCTTCCTGTGTTTCTACTGCGTCATTCATAAGTTCCTCCTATGCATAGTAGACTATTATTAATAAGACCCATAATTAGCATCTTATATAATATCCTCATAACCAATCAATGATATATGAGAATCTTTCAACATGTATTTATACATGGAATTCACTCCCTTTTTCCAATGCTATAAAATAGTTTATTGGATAAGTAGAAGATGTCCAGTGAGATATAAGTTTAGAACTTATGTTCACATAGTAATCTCCGGGGAGAAGTTTTAAATTCGGAATATTAAAAATAAATTTGAAATCATTAGTACAAGGATTAGAATTATCTAATACTAAAGAAAAGGCATTTGAAGACATATCATTTACATCATAAACCTCTGCTCGTATTTGACCTTTAATCCCACATATAACTAATTCCGAATGTCCTAGGACCTGAGAAGCTTTTCTAATTTGATTAATATGATCTTCAGTAATATTAATAGAAAGCTCTGGGTCTGGCATTGTGATCTCTTTAGTTGGAGTTGTAAGTATATCCTTTTCAGAATAATAATAATTCACTCTAGAAATATCACCATTCTTGAGAACTACTCTATCTCCACCAAAGTCTAGATCGGGGTTTTCGATTAAACCAATTACCTGTAAAAATTCGTTAAGATCATAGATCCCGAATTCAACTGGAAAGGTTTCTGGAACGTGCGCTTGAGCCATAATATTTTTGGCTTCCGCAATCGTTTTTAAATCTTGTCCTGGATTAATCAAAATATTAGGATTAATCGAGGCAAAATTTTGTAACACATCAAGTGTTTCTTTTGAAATATTCATAATGTATATTATACCATAGTTTTTATCGAAAGTAAATCTTTATTTTTTATGTTCGGTATCATGGACGTGTAATGCCATTATAGCATAGTGCAATACCTTCATCAGATCCTTTCTATTATATCCGTCCTTTTTGCCGTATCGTTGTGCATACTTGAGTATGTTCCCGATACAAAATCCTTCACCATGACCACCATCCATAATAAATTCAGTTGCCTGAAACTTATCTCTTGCATAATGTTCATCGTATGTAGAATCTATATACGCAGCGAGCTCTTTGCAGAGCTCACCTTCGTTAAATTTATAATTTATTTTATTATTTTTATTAAGCATATAACTCTATATTTTCATTAGATGACTTTATAAAATTTATAAATTCGTCCAATTCCATTTCACCTTTTGCTCTATTAGCAACCCAAGAAATAACCCAGCAATTATCTAATGTATATCCTTTTTTAGAATTAATTCTATCTAATGATGGAATCATTTGATTACCAGTGTCAAGTACAAAGTTCTTACCAGTAACCGGACATTTTCCTCCTGATTGTATATACATTCTAAGAAAATCTACTTTTTGTAAAGTATGTTTTATTTTTTTCTTTTTTGCACTTTTTTTAGAATCATTAATTCTAATTGATGCTATTTGTTCAATTGTTTTAATCATTCGTCATCTAAAATTTCTGTATCTTCCTCATCTGGTGTCATAGAAATCTCATCTAAATGAGCTCCTGAATCGACCTTAGTATAAAGATCTAGGAAAGCCTCTTTTGTATCCTCGTCGAATCTAGCGATGCAGAGGTTGATAGCTTTCATCTTGTTATTAAAGATAGTAAAGCTTTGAACGATGTGGCAAAGCCTACGGGTTGAGATAATCTCATCAACTCCATCATCGTAGAAAGTTTTTCTAATAATATCAGCCCAATCAACTAGCTTATCCATGAATTCGGTATCAATTTCAGTACCAAATTTTTCGAAGTGCTTAGCTAAGATTTTCTTTTCAGTAGCTGGGCTAGCGAATTTTTGATCTACACTAATGGTAAATCTTTCTAAGAAAGCTTCATCGATTATAGAAGCTGCGGTATATCGTCCATCTTCTGAACCTTTACCTTTAGTATTAGCAGTAGCTAAAACGTTGAAACCTGGAGCGGGAGATATAACCTCACCAGTCTTTTTGACTAGTACTGGTTTGCCTTCAAGGATACCTTGTAAGCACATAATCTTGTTTGTAGCCCTATCGATCTCATCGAGAAGAAGGATAGCTCCATTTTCCATTGCTTTTAGCACTGGGCCTTTGGCGAATACTGTTTCACCGTTAACTAATCTGAATCCTCCAAGAAGATCATCTTCATCGGTTTCAGGGTTAATTTGAACCCTGATGAATTCGCGTCCGAGCTGCGCGCACGCTTGCTCGACCATAAATGTTTTTCCGTTACCGGACATACCAGCTACGTAAACTGGATAAAACATTTCTGATTTAATAACTTTTTTAATATCTGCGTGTGAGCCCCAAGCTACGTAAGTTGGGTCAACTGTTGCAAAAGTTTTTTCCTTATTAACAATTGATTGTGGTGCCATTGCAACCTCAGCGGTCGGTAGAGGAATTACCTCTGCTTCTCTAATAGGTTTTACTAGGTGAGCTAGATCGTAGTAACCGATCCTGACCCTGTCTTTTGCGTTGCAAAGCCCAATCCAGTCAGACTTTTTATACCCTAATGAGTCACCAGTGTCCTTGATTGCTGATGTTTTAAACTCGGTCGTATCCGGAAATCTTCGGGAGAGCTCCTCGAGGATTTTGTGTGTGGATATTTTCACTTTATTCATAATTTTTTCCTTATCAAATTAATTTTGTTTATAGGTCCATTATACCATAGGTAGGTCTAAATGTAAACCCCTTTTTTGAACTTTTTTCAATTTATTTTGCATTATGCAACCGCCTTACCAAAGTTCGTGAGTAAGACTTTGTTCTTTTTCTTCGAAGCTGAGAACTTTTTAAATCCAGCTCGGATTTGAGCAGTTGAAGCATCTTCTTTAACTTCAAATTCATCCTGTGTAGCTTCTAGTTTTATGCCTCCCTTAACAAGATAGAATTCATCATATCCTACCACGTTCTTAAGAGAAACACATTTGTTCTTTCTATATTCTTTATTAGGTTCTCTCATATCCCAGATATCAGCTTCGTGGAGTTTGCTTTTGAAATCCCATGTTCTATCTGATACAAAGAAACCAATTGTTGTGCAAGCATATCTCTTAGAGATATTTTTTAGTAATTCGTGTGTAGATCTACGAGGATCACCAGATATTTCTAGAAGTTTTCCTTCGATGTGAATTCTATATTTCCATCTATCAAGTTTTAATCCATCTTTATTATCTTTAAGAAAAGAATGTTTCTTTTGTTGCTTGTAATCTACAAATTCTCTTAAACCGTTTGAATCCCCATCTGATAAAACAACCAAATTCATTTTATCAACTGCATGCTTCATTTTGAATTTCTTGACTAATGTATGAGCTATAACTAAAGATTGATTAAGAGGAGTAGATCCCCACTGTTCCATCTTTCCTGTCACTGCATAGTCATCCCAGTAATTATCATCATAATAATAATTTCTTCTAGATGCAACTGCTAGTTTTTTCATATAAAGCCCTTCAAGAGCTTGATTGTATTCTCTTTTCTTTAAAGAAGAAGAGATTAATAAAGGTAAACAAACATTACTTATCTCTAGGTCTCCATCCGTTAATAAAGGTCGACCTCGGCTATTCATAAGCTCACGATTTCCTGTAGTAAAAGCATATACGTCAAATGGTATATTAACCATTTTGCAAAATGTAACTAGGTGAAATAATTGATCAATTACTTGAGCTAAAGTACCATTCATAGATCCAGAATAATCAATTAACATAATCATCCCGTGATTTTTAGCATTAGCTAATTTAGTAACTCGAGCAAAAATGTCTTCATTATATTTGTAAGAATAAACTTTGTTAACGTCAAGTGTACCTGATTTAGCTGTTTGAGCTCTTTGCCATTGGTATCCTGCTTTTCTCATTTCAAATTCTTTTACTGCAAAGTTAGAAGCTCTTTTAACCTGAGCTAAATATTCTCCATATCCTTTCATAATTCCATTTTCAGCAGGATTAAAATCATATCGTTCCATTGCGTCTTGTCTAGATTTATGAACTTCTTTAAAAGGAAATAATACATGATCTATAAGCTTTTTGGAAGGTCCTCTCATATATACGGGTTGTTTTCCGTTTTCATCTTCTTCGAGTAAAGTTCGTTCTGCTTCGCGATGGTTTTCATCGGTGATAGAAACGTCCTCTTCACCTTCGCCTTTATCTTTAGTTCCATCCTCCTCCGTGGATGGGGTATCTGCTTCGTCGCTCTCTGAGCTAGAATTATTGGTCTCTGTGCGATCGTCAGATTTATCCCCATCCTCAGATTCGGATTCAGAAGAATTTGATGCTTCATCTTCTTCGCTTGATTGTTCACCATCGGTTGAGCTTGAACTTTCATCTTCTTCTAAATAATCATCATGTCCCATTTGGGGACCAGCTTCACCCTCACCGGCAATTTCTTCCATTCCTTCTGGAATTTCTATATCTCCTTCTGGGGGTTGAGGCTTTTGGATAAGTTCAGGAGTATTTTCCTGAGTATAAGCTAGGATTTCTCTGCAAAGCTCAACCACTTCTTCGAAGGTTTGAGTTTGATACCTAGCTCTGTTATAAAATTCTTTTTCTTCTTTATTAAAATAAATATGAACCATTTCACCAAGCTTGGCTTTAAGGTTAATTTTGTCAATAAGTTTAATTTGAGTTTGATCATCAGGATAATCGAAAAGACCTCTGTCTTTAAGACTAAAGTATCCTCTTTTGAAAGGACCAACCAGTCCTGGATAATCTCTTTGAATAAATCTCTCTATGCGCGCGTCCTCGATCACATTAATATATGATCTTGGGCACCCTTCAAGTTTTTCTGGGCTATCATGCCATCCCTCGTACGGGGTATATAAAGCATGCCCAACTTCGTGTCCTACCAAAAGGTCATAAACATCTTTACCCATATCTTTCCAAAGAGGAAGACCGAGCGTACGGTTCTTAACATCAAACCAGGCGGTCGGATAATTACCGTGTTGTACAGTAACATTCTCTTTTGCGAGTAATCTAGCTATTGTTGGATTATTGTGATTCATTATTGGGGTCCGTCTGGTCCTTCATTAAATCTTTTGCTCGCTACTCTTTCTGCGAGATCATCAAAGCTTAGAAAAGAAGCTTCGTAAATTCCCATTCCTAACTCTGCGATCAATTCGAGCCTATTTAGCCCAATAGCATCCTCGAAGTGATTCTCGAGAATCGTTTCATTAACTGGATGTGACATATTAAACTCCTTATTTTTAATTTGTTATAGGACCATTATACCACACTTTTGGCCCTTTGTAAACCCCCTATTTGAAAATAATTGAAAATAATTTGTAACAAATCGTAACAGTTTTGGCATAAGTTTATGCTTATTTTGCATATAAAGGGGGGTGCTGTAGCGCGCATTCTACAGCGTTTCCAATGGTAACCATAAGACTATGCACGCTGTGGCACACGCTATTTTATCGGATTTTAGAGAAGTTTCCATCCTTATAGAATTCGATCTTAGAACGGATCTTATTCTCTAGGACATCACCTTTATGGGTTATAATGAAAACGTTAGACCCCTCATCTAGGGTACTTAGGATCTTAGTCAAGCTTTCTACCCCATCTATATCCAGACTAGAGTCAAATGTCTCATCTAGGACCAGTAGATTAGTAGCTGCGCTATTCTTCATCTTAGCTATTTGGCGCCAAGTGAAGAGTAAGGATAAATCTATCCTTTGTTTCTCTCCCTCAGAGAAAGATGCATAGTTAAAACTATCCCTATATCTAGATCTAATCGTTTCATTAAAGTTTTCATCTAAGTGGAATGCTACAAAGAAGTCTAGGATTTGAAGATATTCATTAATTAACCTATTCATTACAGGAAGATATTGCTTAACTACTTTAGTTTTTATACCAGTATCTTTAAGCATTTCACCCATTACTTCGTTGTAAGTCCTTTCTTCTGTATACTTTAACTTATCTTCTATATGGTTTTCTTTGTTTTCTCGCAAGGTTTCTAATTCATTCTGAGCTTGTTTTACATCACCTGTTTGGCCAGAGAGTGAATTAATTTCCTTTTGGATCTTATCAATTTCTTTCTGGAGAAGGGATATAGAATCATTATTAGAATTAATTCTATTTTGTTTATCCCTAAGCTTATCTAAACTCTTTGTGATTTGAGAGGTAGTACTAGATAAGACAGATAGTTTACGTTGAAGATCTTCTTTCTCTTCTTGTACATCTTTTGCAGTTGTTTTAATATAACTAATCTTACTAGTCTTTTTCTCTTCTGTAATATCTTGATCACATGTTGGACAATGATCATTCTCTTCATAAAACCTAGATTCTGCTACAAGAGCTTTTATTTGGCTATTCAATTGAAGATTATGGGATTTTATATTTGCTACCTGATCAAGTTGTTTAGAGTAAGCATTCTCTTCTGATTTCATAGAAGCAGTAAGATTCTTTCCTAATTTTTTAGATTCTTCAAATAGCTTATTGATCTTTTCTTTATGAATTTTAATAGAATCTCTTTTCTGAGAAATTTGATCCTTATTGATACCTCTTAGATCTTTTATATATTTTAATTGTCCTTGGGTTTTAGTTTTAATAAGCTCAAGTCTATGGTTTATATCCACCAATTGATCTCTTATATTAGCATTGCGCTCTTTTAAGAGTTGGTTCATCTTAGAAAAGATCTTTATGTCGAGAAGATCCTCAATAACTCCGCGACGCGACCAAGCAGGAAGCTGCATAAAAGGAATAAAAGAAGAACTTCCAAGGACGACAACCTGGTGAAAGGATTTATGATTGAGCTTAAGAATATTCTGTTCCAGAAATTTTTGATAATCTCTTGCATGTGATGATTGATTGATAAGTGTGCCATTTTGATATATCTCAAACTTGAATGGCGTAATTCCTCTAAGTACTTTAAAATGTTGACCTCCTACTTCAAATTCTACTTCTACAATACATCTCTTCCTATTAATGGAATTGATTAGTTGGGGTTTATTAATATCTCTATGGGGTTTTCCAAAGAGTCCAAAAGAAAGAGCATCAAGCAGCGTGGATTTACCAGAACCATTTGGTCCTCTAATAATTGTTGTGGGGTTTTTATCTAATTGAATATCAATGAATTCGTTTCCGGTGGAAAGAAAGTTTTTCCACCTACATGATTTAAATTGAATCATACTACCTCGAGATTTTGAGCTTCAGTATATAGCTCTCTTAATTTCACTTTTATGCGTTTTTTATCTAGATCTGTTTCTACTGCTTCGACATATGAGTCTAAAAGTTCAGTAGTATCCTCTAGTGACACTTTATCATCCTTTATACTATCACCGATAAACTCTTCAAAGCTTTCGGCTATCTTGAGTTCGTAAGTTTCTACGTTTTGTAATCGATCCATCAATCGATCAAACATATAAAGATCGTTTTTGTTTAGTACAATGAGCTTTATAAACTTTCTTTCGAACTCTTTTATATTTATATTGTTGTAATTTTCTTTTTCATCATCATAAACAAACTTTTTGAATATGGTGATTGGGTTGCGCACGGGCGTGATCTCGCGCGTACGTGTATCTAATATATGAAAATATTTTGGATCATCCACATCAGCCCAGGTAAACTCCATTTGAGCTCCGAGCATATGTACATTTTCTTTACTAGATTTTGTATGGAAATGACCTGAGTAAACTGCTTCAAATCTTTTGAAGGTATCTGCATTCATTCCATGTGGATTTGATATACCTGGTTGTACATCGAATCCTTTTAATTCTAAGTGTGCGCAGAGAATATCTGCTTTAACATTATTTGTCCAATTAAGATACTCATCATGGTTATTATTATTAATCCAAGGGAGCATTGCTATATTTAATCCATCATACTCCAACACTGTTGGTTTCATTATAATATTAACGTTAGAAGTAAAGTATCCTAAGAGTTCTTTAAGAGAACAAAGCTCGTTAGTATTTTTAAAATATACATCGTGGTTGCCAGGTATAATATCCATAGTAATACCACGGTCCCGAATGGGCTCAAGAAAGACCTTACGGTTTTGATTAAGCGCTTTAAAATTAACGAACTTCCTATGTTCATAATAATCTCCTAGATGGAGTATATGTTTAATGTTATGTTCTTCTAGGTAAGGAAAGAATATTTCTTTATAAAATCGTTCTTGATATTTTAAAAATATATCGGATGAATTCCTAGTACCACAATGGGTATCATTTAATATAGCTATTTTCATATTATCCCATAAAGAGTTCTAATCTTTCTTTTTCTTTTTTCTTTTCTTGTTGAGCAAAGGTCTTAATCTTTTTATCAACAGTTCTTACCTTGGATATTCTTTCTCTAAGAGTATCAACATAAGCCATAGTTTCTGCTGCTCCTGACTCATCCATACCCATAGCAGTAAAATCCTCGATGCCCATTCTTTCAATGAATCTCATCTTAATATCTTGCTGTTTCTTTTCCTTAGTTATTCTTCTGATAAAGGCAAAGTAAACAATTTGAGTAAAGTAAGAGAATGCATTGGGTTTACCTGTGCGTGTAGCTGTTTCAATCTTATAATTGTTAATAGCTCGTAAGCAGTTTTCTACTCCATCCATCACCATTTCTTCTCTATATGTATATCTTACAAAGTTTGGCCGATGGCTCAATCCTTCTGCGATTTTTATAAAGCATGTGGCAATATAATCTGTTACCTTAGGAACGGGCTTATTCTTTTCCTTTGCTTCATTAGCTGAGGTAACATAATCAACTACAGCGTGTGAAAATTCTTTATTGTTAATATAATGGGCCTTCTTCTTCGCATCAGTAGCCATAATTTATCTCCATAATTATATAGTCTATTATACCATAGTTTTTGGTAAAAGTAAACTAATCTTTTTTTAATAATTTGCAAAAAAAGGTTTACAAATCACGTTTTTTGTGGTATAATATTAGAGCACCCCAGGGAAAGAGAGACACTAATGAATAGTATCTTTCGGGTCTGGGAAGGGTATAATATTATCCTCATAAGTTCTTTCAGTATCATCCATCATTTCTTCAATGCTTTCATCTATTTCCTGCATTAAGTCTTCAGGTATTCTATTGTGTGGTACTAGCTTAGGTTTCATATGATGTGATGCTAGTCTTATATATTCCATCTTAAGTTCTTCGTCAATTTCAACATGATGTAGAATATGATTATTTTCAATCTTAAAAATCTTCTGCCCTGAAAAGGGGAACCAAGGAAGGAAAGCAAACCCTCCGATGATGTTAGATCTAATTACAAAAGGCCTTTCTACAATATAAGAATCAGGTTCTTTTTGTGTAACTAACGCAATGATCTCTTCGCCATTCATTAGCTTAAATTGTCGTATATTTATTTTTTCTTCCATACCTATATATTTATCTCAAAAATCCCGTATTTAAACTTTTCTTTTGAATATATTTTAATTCTTTCCGCTGCATGATTGAGCGTATAATTCTTTTTAGTTTTCCAATGAAGGTCATCTGCTATATCATATACTTTTGTATTTATGCCATCTGGGCTCACACGAAGTCCTCTACCAATTGATTGAAGTACTCTTATCTGTGATTTAGAAGGGGAGGCAAAGATAAGATTGTTTAGTCTCTTTATATTTATACCAGTCGAGAATGTGCCTAACGAGGCAACAATAATAGCATTATTCTCTTTTTCAGTAATGGATCTTATCTTCTCTCTAGTATCTACATGGGTTTCGCCTGATACATAAAATAGTTTTCTCTTTTTATCTACTTTAGTTTTTAATAAATCGTGAAGGGGTTTACCATGTTTCTCTACATAATTAAATAATATTAATGTATTACCTTTCTGATCAATCGCTAAATTAGCTATAAAATTATTGCGCGGCGCGTACGCGACTATGAAATCTAATTCATCCTGATATTTAAGTTTTGATATAACTTTACAATACTCATCTTTATATTTAAGAAGTATAACATCTATGTCCATCTGAGCTAGATCACCAGAATCCATAAGATCCTTCGAAGTAGTTACTTTATATACTGGTCCAAATAATCCTTCTAGAACTAGTTGGTGGGTTTGTGTTCCATCTAATGTACCGGTAGTACCTATTTTATATTTTGCATTGACACATTTTTCCATTATAGTAGTAAGTGATTTAGCCTTAAAGTTATGTGCTTCATCTCCTATGATCATACCATATCCATCGAACCATCCTTTTGGTAATTTATGTACAGATTGCCAAGTACTTATTATCACTCTAGGTTCTACATTAAATTTTTCTTTACCTGCATAAACCCTATGGCAATCAAAACGAGGTTCAAAGTTAGTATCCTTCGAAGAATAATCT